AGATGATCTGGGTGAAATACGAAAAGGGATTCTTGGATTTTTCTGGATCAAAGTTTCTGATATACTGCACACAATTTTCTATGCCATCAGAAATCATGTCGTCCCGAAATCCATAGTTGATGAAATTTGATTTGTATGATAAATGACTCGCAATCTTCCAAAAAATAGTTCCAATTTCGTCTGGTATTTGCGGTGTTGGATCTCCTGCTTCTTCTGCCTCAAGCAATCTTTCACGGTACACAATCATGTGCTGCAAGAATTGCTTATTGTCAACATAATGGTCTGGCTTTCGTTTTTCCACCACTACCTCCCAAGTTCTACATTATATGTTTTAACTTTGAACTTCTCTGATTTGTATATTGCATAACGCTCTTGGTAATGCTTCAGAGAAAAGTTCTTGGTCTTCCTTCCATTACTCAAATCATCTACTAGATCATATAATATCGCCTCCTCATCATCCACTCGTCGCAATGCACGACCAATACTTTGCAGCGTTCTCACTCTGGATTTTCCGGGGTGAGTGAATACCACATTATGCAATCGCTTGATGTTGATACCCTGTGAGTATACACCAGATGATGCAATAATGATAGCATTTTCTTCGATTTCTACTGTTGCTCTGACTTGCTCCCGAGCATCTAAATCTGTTCCACCATGAACAAAAAAGCACTTCCTTCCTTCTTTTTTAGCGTCATTGATAAGTTGGTATAGCGGAACTCCATGCTTCTCGACATAATTAAACAGGACGAGCGTATTCCCTTTAAGGCTTAACACCAAATTCTTAATGAACTTGTTGCGTAATTCATTAGAAACCAAATAATCAATTTCTTCTTGATATCTCAGATCAGACGGAACCCTCTCTTGATGCTTCAACACAATTGCCTTGACCATAAAGTCTGCGAGAACTTTCTTGTCAATCAAATCTTTGGTCTGTGTTACCTTACGAACTGCACCCAGCAATCCTTCGACCACTAGTTTGTTTGTCAACATCCCGTCCAAGGTTCCCGTAGTTCCGAAACGATATGGGGTATCAGTCATCTTGGTCATGATGTTAGTGAGTGACTTTGCTTTGACACCATGACACTCATCCACAACAACAGTTCCAAATTGCTGAAAGAACTTCTTCGGCATTTTGTATAAGGACTGCCATGTCGAGATGATGATTGGCTTATCTGTCTCCTTTGATTTGCCTGACATAATCTCATGTATATTGTCCTTAGAGTTGAACCCATAATCAGCAAAATCCTTATTCATCTGTGCAACCAGTGATGTTGATGGTACAATGATCAAATGCTTTCGATCATGCTGCTGCATATACCATCGCATCAGAAGATAGATGATAAGACTCTTACCCGAACCCGTTGGTGACAATAGTAACATGCGTCTCTTGCGAACAGCGGAAACAAAGGCTTCTAGTTGGTAGTCTCTGGGTTCAAAGGGGAGTTTTAATGTTGCAATGAATTCCTGTGCTTCGTTGAGTGAAAAGTTTTCTTCAGAGTCGCCTTCATGAACAAGAGTATACCCCCTCTCGTTACAGAACTTTTGGATATAGGAAATCAAACCAGCATAGATTGTTTGGTCTTTGTAATTCAGGAGTCGAATTTTTCCGTCCCACTGACCCATCTTGTATGATGGATGAAATTTTGCAGAGGGAACGTTGAACGTGAAGTAGTCAGACATTTCTCGGATTGCATGGGGCTCAGAACTGACCCATAGATGTACGTCATCCTTTTTACTGACTACCACCTGACTCATTTTACTGACCACCCCCCAAGAATTTTCGCCATTCAATGGCGTTCTTGATATGCTGCGATCTCCACTTGAGGTTGTCCATAATGGAGACGAGGAGTTGGACCTTTTCGTTCTGCTCAGAAATCTGAATCAAATGGTTTACCACAATACGATCCCCCTCAACATACTTAGGAACATCTGATTTGAGAATGCGAACATCTAAAGGTTCCCAACCACGCTCATCTAAGTCCTCTTGACACATTCTTCCACTGTAATAATCAACCTTGTCGCGATACAGTATCTTGTGTGTCTCTCTCATTTTCTGTAATTGCCTTCGTTCGTCGATCAGTAACCGGACATACTTGGAATGCAATTTCGGAATCTTCAGGCTCTCATCATCAAGGGCAACATCATCAACAACACTATCCTCAGTCCACATTTGGTAAATTACTTCAATATCAGTCATTTCAATAAGATGGTTCATACTTAAATATAATCTCCGCTGTTATCCTAAAACTAAACGCCAGACACACCTCTCGGACGAGGCCATATTATAATCCCCCAGAGGAATATGTCAAGGGGGTGCCTACACTTTTTCGTAAGAATATGTGAGATATCTAAAACTAACCGAGGATTTTATTGTTTCGATGTCCCCTGATCCAGAATCGAATGCGATTTCAGATAAATTTGTGGGAAATAGGTCAACAAACTTGATAATATAGTTAACATTCATATTTGAATTCAATATAGAGAGAGATGCATCCGAATACAATTGGTCTGCCTTTTGAGATTCATACTCACCATATTCGTTCGGAAACCCAAGACCAGTCATCCAGTTGTATATTTCTCTCCAGTTCTGTAGATCCTCGTCCACCTGAAATGTGATGTTCAATGGCTCCCATGTGAGATCATTGCCGGGAACTTGTGCTTGCATGAATGGAGTGGGCTGATTGATCTCTCCCAATGAAATGCCCGGAAGGTTCACTGAGGTCATGAACCAGTTGGTGTTGGGAAGGTATTCAATATTGAAACGGAATCCAACAGGAGACAGGTAGTTGATATTGGTGGGCTGTTTATCGAATATTTTAGGCATGGGTTTCCTCCTTGTTATATTTAGGAGACTCCAAAAACAAATCGGGGAGCATCCAAAAAGGACACTCCCCAATTTATCATGTTACAACTTTAGCTTATATTACTCTGTTACACCGTTAAGGTAGTTGACAGCGAAGCCTCGGTAGTATCGGTTGTTCGTGTCGAGCGAGAATCCGCCAGCACCCGTGTCTGTGGCGAAGGGGTTAACACCAATCCCGTATCGAGTTTTAAATCCGATCTTGGGCTGGAAGTTATCCTCACCAATGGCACGAACCATCTGAAGCGGAACGTATGGGCAGTAGAACATACCTGCGTCATACGGGCTTGTTCCCTTGTAGCCAACACAGATGAAGTCATCACCAGTGTAGGAATAAGGATCAATATAGACCTTCATTCCTGCACCAATTGTACCCGCGAAGGTCGAACCCGTGTCGTCTACCGTGAGAGCAGCCGTTGGATCAAGGACACCCGCAGTCGAAAGAGCAGAAGCAACATCCGAAGAACAGATGATGAAGTTACCCTTTCCGCGTCGAGTGTTCTTTGCAATCGCATTGGCTTCTGTCTCAACTTTGTAGACAAGAGCCTTGAATCGCTCAATGAGCCATCGACCGTCGAGGACACCTGTGGAACCAGCCTGACCACTAATGTTGGCAGTGCCACGACCATCGACCGCATCAACACCAGTACATCCGAAGTACACCTTGCGAACAATCTCACGATTGATTTCAGCATTGATCTCAGTCGTAAGGATGTTAGCAAGCTCCGTCTCGGCATCAAGACCATGAATAGCCTTCAGATCCTGAGCAAGCTCGACCGAGTATTCAGCCTTGAGCGACCGCGAAACAGCTTCGACGGTAGACTTGTCAATCTGGAAGGACATGGATGGAATCTTGTTGGTAGCAGTAGTGCCAAGACTCTCGGCGAGATTAGTTGCCATACCTGTTCGATCACCAAGTAACCCCTCTCCGTTCGAGGCGTTGAACATTGCGTTAGCAGAGTTTCCATATCCCGAGTCGGTCGAATCTGCGGATGCCCAAGCAGGCAGATTTCCGGCAGCACCAGCAGAGAAACCAGTGTTGGCTTCATTGTAGAATGCGTTTGCGCCAGAACCACCGGATGTGCCAGTTACGCCTTCTCCATAGGTAGGTCGCAGCGCAAAGATCAGACCTGTTGGTCCACTCATTGGCTGAACACCCATGATGTCAAACGCAATCAGGTTCGGCGCAGTACGTCGAACGAGACTGATAAGAACGGGATTGAACTTATCAACGTTAGCTGTCACCGTTTCGGGTGCAGTCGATTCTCCAAGGAGACTGGTAGATCCAACGCCTTGTACGCCAGCTTGTTCTTTTAAAGCATTTTCCTGCTGCTCAAGCATATGAGCAGTGACTACCTTACGATAGTGGTTCTTGATCTGAGGAAGATCCTCGTGATCAAGAACTGGTTGCCACTTATTTACTAGTTCTTCATTCAACATGTTTCGTTCTCCTTGAAATGATCGTTGAATCAGTTCTGTTATTCAACAGTATCCTAATGTTTATTTATAATTCTTTAAATTTCTACTCTTGCACCGTTCTTCCAATAGTCTGAACATAAGATGCCATAGTAGAGTTTGTTGGAGCCTTTTCGACAACTTCGTATTCTTCAGAAATATCAGCCTCTTCGTTTAGAGAAACAGCCCCAACTTTTGATGCTTGGGGGAAGTAACTCTCGCGAAGTGTCTGCAAGGCTTCTTGGTATTGATCCGCGTCTTCAAAATCAACACCCTCAGAGAGACTTCGGAGCTTTTCGGCTTCCATGTTCGTCAGTTCGGCAGTTGCCGAATCAACAATTTCAGCTCTCTGAAAAGATTCAACGATTGTATTTAGATTGATGTTAGTCTCAATGGACTCATTGAGGTTACTTTCAAGCTCCTCGACTCGATCAGCAAGACTATCAACAACATCAACTCTCTCTTCTGGAATATCAATGTAATGATCCTCAAAGAGTTGCTTGAGTCCACCAATGAACTCTTCTGTTACCTCAGTCTTAATGCCACGCTCAACGGCAAGCTCATTATCACTCATCCATTGATCGACAGCATAATCAAGATACGAATCAACCTGATCAGTAATTTGCTCTGAAATTTCCGAAACAGCAATTTCCATCTTTTCACTGAATTCGTTCTCAATCAGTTCAATCTGTTCATTGATTTTAGAAACAACCGCAGCCTCGAAAATTGTAGCAGCCTGAGTCTTGAACTCTTCCGAAAGATCATTTTCACCAAAAATTGCATCTAGATCTTGCGTGATGTCAATGTCTTCTGTGGTGAACGGCGTGCGTTCGATGACTGGAGCAACAAGATCCTCATCATCATCACCCTCGGTAGCTTCATCAAGCATCGCTGACATGAGCTTCGCATAGTTACCGGAAAGCGAATCCTTGTCAAGAGTTTTGAGGGTTTCAAAGATTGACCGAAGCATTTCCTGCTTCGTCTCGGGAATCTCAAGATCATCAAGATCATCAAGATCCTCCTCCTCATAAACCTCAATCTCAGCAGGATCGTCTCCTTCACCCTTTGCCTTGACTTCAGCTTTGACCTTCTTTTTCTTTAAAGGCTTGCCTTTAGGTTGTGCAACAGCTTTAACGTCTCCACTCTCAGGAGCGTCACCTGTTCCACCACCACCGGGCTTTGCCGGGGATTCTGTTTGTGCCTCTGACAACTCTGCTTCCAACTCATTTGCGATTTCATTCGCGAGTTGGTCGATTTCTTCGTCTAGCAGAGAATCGTCTACGATGTTTTCTTCGGTTGCCATTATGTCCATCTCCTTAAAAAGAATGGAAAATTCCACAGTTTATTCTATGTTATTTATAAATCCTATAATTTTGACAAAAAGGATTTAAATAGATCTAACTTAGACTCTTCCAGTTTTTTCCTGTTTGTTTGTTGTAACTTTAATTTCATTCTTGCAATTTCTTGCTCTCGAATCACACCGTTTTCCCAAACCCACTCTTTTCCTTCCATGATGCCTTCAACGAATGCCTCTGGTGCAGAGGGGTCGGCAACAATATCGGCAGCAGTGGCAAGATAAAAATCATCCTGAACAATGTTTGTTCCATTGACACTCTTCAACGAACCCATACCTCTTGAAGACACACCTAATTTAGCACCCTCATCAATTAGATTCTTGACGATCTTGCCATATGGGGTGTCCATGATCTTTGCTTTGCCGACCCAATTATTTCCATCTTCTCGGAGTTCTTTGATCATATGAGAAACTCTCTCAAGATTGACAACCGGACCATCGGGATGACCTAATTCACCAAACGCACGATTCTGATCAACATAGTTTGTAACATATTTGTTGACCTGTTCGCTAAGAGTCTTCTTTGGATAAATTCTTCCATTACGATTCTTCTGCTCGGCTTGCATGAAAACGCCTTTGATGAAGTGGCTCTTCTCGCCATCATTTTCTTCGGTGATGAACTCGATTTTTTCATCATCAACCATCTCGGAGATTAGTTTCATTCGTCGTCTTCCTCTTTGGATGGAGGCTCAACATCGTTGAGCCAATTGTTGGACACTTCCATCTTTTTTGTTTGTAGTGCATCAGCTAACTTTGCACCAAGAACATCATTGATCTTTTCCATAAAACTATTAGGATCTTCGTCAATGGCATCTTCTATTGAATTACGAATTGTTTTTTTCATGATATATTCTCCTTAAATGGAATAACGTATACTATTTATATCAATCAATATCTTCGGCAAGCGGTGTTTTTCTTGATCGAATTGCCTTAACACGTTGAAATGTTGAAACGTTTTCTTGATTTTGTTGAGGAGTTGTGGGTTTTTCGTCATCATTCGGAACAGGACCAACGCCTGCTCTCTGGCGATCAATTTGCCTAGTCTCGTCCTCGAATGGATCGGCGTCAGGATCACCATCATCAATTTCATTTGCCATCTCTTGATCCATCATACGCATTTCTTCTTCGGTCTGATTCAGGACGTTCTGTCTCACCCAACTCTTTGAATAATACTTGCCAACATACTCATCAACGGTCTGTGCGATTTCCATCCGTTCACGCATGATCTCAATTTGCTTCAGCTCTGCAAAATGAGAATCTTCGCGAAATCTATATTCCACCAAAGTCTTGATAACACTCCAATCATCTTTTGATATAACACCCTTGAGGACGAGTTGCTTCTCAAGAAGATCATCAAAAAGATTCGTGAAACGATATCGAAGTCGATTGACAAATTTACCAAACTTAACTTCATCACGAGTAATTTCAGTGGCACGACCCAAGCTGAATGATCCCTCTGGCTCCAAACGAGAAACAGGAACACCCAATGCCTTGTAAAGTTTCTTCTTAAAATAGATGATATCTTCAATTTCACCTAAATTAGTTCCACCGGGAAGTGTTGTAATTTCTGTTCCTCTGCCACCCTCTCTTCGGGGAAGCCAATAATCCTCAAGCATTGACATATGCTTTCGATCATCACGGATAGCTCCCGTATCAGTATCATAGACTTGCTTGTTTTTGAATTTGGACATAATGCTAGTGAGATACTGTTCTGCTTTTGTTTTAGGTAGATTGCCAACATCCACATAAAAAACTCTTCTCTCTGGAGCCCGTGAAATCCTGTAAATGACGGTTGCGTCTTCAAGCATCTTGAGCTGATTCATGGGCTTAATTGCTTTGTGCAAATTGCCAAGGATCATCTTATTACCCGCATCAAGAATTCCTGAGTGGATATGAGAAATAGAATCTCGTGCAATCTTGATTGCCTTTTTGCTATCAGGCGCACCCATTCCACCAACGCGGTTTGATATACCACCGGGATAATAAAGATAATACTCTGTCGCGCTTTGTGGAAGCGAAGACAGCCTTTCTCCATTATACTTTGGCTTCTTTATTTCCCTTGCCTTTTTAATCTTGCGTGGATCAATGGAACGCAATTCCTTGATCCCATCAGATGGATTTTTCACATCAATCATTACATGATAATATATTCTTCCATCAACATACCACTTTTTGAAAATGTCATATGCATATTCATTGAATGCGAGCAATCGAAGAATCTCATCAAACTCTTCAACAATTTGATTCTTGATTTTTTGCGGAACATCCACATTGCCAAGGGAAATTGAAACAGGGGCTTTTCCATGTTCCGTAATAACAGACTCATTGATAATATCATCAATGGCAATTTCTACTTCAGGATTCATTGCCATCTCACGATAACGAGTGATTAACTCGATTTCGTTCTTTATGGTGCCTTCAATATCAAGATATGTGCCGTATGCGCCTCCGGTAACAGTTGGTCCCTGAAGCTCAACAGCAGCATCCTGATTTTCAGGCAAAGAAAATGCCTGAAGCCGTTCTTCAGGCACCGTCTCGTCATCTTTACCTATAGTGAATCCTAATATTTTTCGTTTTGCCATGAGTCACATTACCTTTCTGAAGGAATATCTCCTATATGTATACCCACCAGAAAGTTGTTGTTTTATTAAGTTGTTGCGTGAATGTTATCGCGTGCCTGCCAATAATCATACTGCCAAGTGACCGAGAACTCTTCAAGGGCATCATTCTGATCCCATCCAAGCTCAATCGCAGCAATTGATGTAGGCCAACAATTGATCATCGTAATCGTCTTTGCAACATCACCAGTTTTAGTGTAATGAATAATCTCGGCATCAACTTGATAATCAGTTCCAGTGATGGAACGATCATTTTCGCCATGACTATTGATAGCATTCATCCAGTTGGTGATTCCGCCATGAACAGCAAAATCTTCATCGTTGATAACCGTAGTCGTCCATTCAGCAAAAGTTCGATTTCCAGCCAGCTTTATTTCGCGACCAAAGTATGGAACAGTAACCGTACCAAGATCCGCTCCGGGTATTTGAGCCCCTTTGCACATGAAGGACATCTTCTGACCAGCTTCACCCGTTTGAACTGAAGTGGGAAATGGAATTGTGACCTCAAATAGATTGGGACGCGCTCCCTGACCTATCAGTTGGGCTCTGAAATTATTAATTGAAAAGGGCATTCTTTATCTCCTTGTTAATCCTATTATATTTATGCGGATAACCTTAGAAATTACCAACAACTTCAGAGAATTCAACACCTGTTGCAACAGCAACAAAGTTCAATTGAATGAAGTTGATTGAGCGAGTTGGTTTAATGTAAATATCTCCAACAAACTCATTTCTATCAATTACACTTCCGGGGTTATTTGTTTCATCGCACACAACAATAAATTCTGTGATGCCTCGACGACCCTTAACATCCCGAAGGAATGGTTCAACCATATTTCGGAACATTGATCGGGTGAAAGCATCATTGAATTCAAAGAGTGAGAATTTAGCAGCAGTCGAGATTGCCTTTTCAAGAACAATAAAGAGACGACGCACATTGATTCGATCAAATGCGCTGGGTCTTGTTTGCATTGTCTTGTCGCCAAACAATATCGTACCTTGACCCGGAAAAGACACAACTGGATTATACTGCTGTAAGTACAGAGAATCTCGATGGGGCTTTGATGGGTTATAGGCTAGTTTAGTAACATTCTTGACCTGTCCGCGCGTGTAACCAGCAGGACTCCACCACGGATCTCGTAGCGCGTCGGTACGAGCAACAAGACCAGCAACGTCACCATTCAGAGGAACCCACTGATACTTTTTAGTGAAGCTGTCAAACTGATATTTCCAACCCGTGTCCATGACTGCATATGAAGTGTTCTTATTTACATCTGAATTTCGGAATCCAGTCACGCGGTTTGTTAGATTATCGAGCTTTGTTGCCTCGCTGGATGCATTAACCACATCGTCTTTAGCCGGTGAAATAAACGCAACACAATCTTTTCGTGTATCGGCAATTTCAATAACATGACTCTTGACGCCATTGGAATCTGTCGCACTAAGAGTTGCGCCTCCAGTTCCCGTTATGAGAAGAGACACATCCTCTTGCTCGGCATCAGCAAAAATGTTCCATGCGTCTGTCATATCAGATTTTACCATACCTCCATCATTTCCACCAGTAAGTTGAACTGATAGAGGAGTTTGTCCAGCAGAATTTCCATACGCTAATCCGTTAGAAACGGCGCTTCCGTAGGAGTTATTAACTTTCTCATCGCTTCCCACTCGAATATATTTCGACGACTGGTTAATGACTGTCTTGAAATACGCTGATTCCTGTGAAGCATTTAGCCCATCTTCAGCCTTCGACAAAAAGGAATAAACCTCAAGAACATCATTCGCGGTATCAGTGAACCCATCCTTACTGGCGTTCAGGATAATGACATGAACCTCGTCATTTGCAGCACCTCTATCAGCAGCATATACGCTTGTGCCGGGGGCTGCGCTGAAGTAAGAGTTGGAAGCCCAATATTGAAACTTGTCAGCGGTATCACAAACTTCGACAATGATCTCGTTGCCTACGTTTCCAGCATACTTGGCATAGAAAGTGTTACCAGTTGTTCCAATCTCACCCATTCCGAGCCAGTCATCATCGTTCTCGATAATTTCTGCGTCCGCCGCAAGTGAAAAAGGACCATCCGATGCATTTTTCGCGCCTGTGGCTTTCGCGCGGACAACCCTCAACGCGCTGGTGTATGAAAGGAAGTTTGCTGCTGTATTGAAGTCAGCAGTAAGGGCTTGATCTGGCGCACCAAACATCTCAACCATATTGTCGGTAGATGTCATTAAGTAAGACTTGAGCATTGGACCCCATTTGAAATGTCCGGCATATGCACCAATGCTAGTGGATACGGCAGGGATAACAGTCGTTAAATCGACCTCAGATACATTTACTCCGGGTGAAACTTGAAAAGGCATGTTTTTTCTCCTTATAAGGACTATGGCAAAATGGTAATCTCAATCCAAACCATAAACTTATTCCTCAATATTTATAAAAAAGGAGTTTTTCAATGCCCATCAACATAGAACCATTCTTGACCCTCAGTGTCCGTGAAGCTATCTTCTTCGTCCATATCAATATATCCAAATGGCAATAAATCGTCTTCCAATGCCTGCATTTTTTCTTCAAGTAGGCGTCTTCGCAAATCGAGATCTGTTATATCTTTAAAGTGTGGTTGGGAACTCAACCATGCAACCAATAACATTGACATGACAAGATCGTCATGACATCCCACATCTGCTTCATACGAATGAGCTTTAGAAACAAACGAACTCAATTCAGAGATGGTATCAAAATCATTAGTGATGAGCTTTTCACTTTCAATCAAATCTTTAAGCATAGAGCATCCAACCTGCTTCACCTTCTTGGACATGGTAATTCCGAACTGAGTTGAACCTTTACCAAATCCACCATCAAATACCTGACCAGCACGACCTTTAGACGTAATCAGAACCATATTTTCATATTCCATTTCACCATGAAGAATATCTGCTACTTGTTGCCCAATACCATTTGTTTCAACGAGAATATAGGCATTGTTATATTCTTGACCGCACGAAAATATTACACTCGGATATAGCAATGGAGAAATTGAAGAGTTTCTATATTTGGCAACTTGTTTATAAGGAAATGCCGTAACATCAAAAACAGAGAATGCAGAATAATCCAAATTTTCTCCACGCGACACGTCTACGCCAATCGCATATACACGTTCTTCTTTGGCATGTTCATAAATGTCAAGACCTCCTTTTTGTTCAATAGGTGCCTTGAATACCAAGTTCTTCAAAATGCTGGCATTAACTAGTGTATTAGTTCCGCCTACAAATTCACCCTCAAATTCCTGAGCCCATCGCTCCTTACCGATATTCCTTATCGTCTCATCTTTCCAAGCATCATCTCTACCCGGAACATCTCTCCAAGCCACCTCGACCGGAACATAATTATTTTTTTTACTCTTCGCGTCTTCCCACATTTTATAAAAATGGTTCAATCCATTAGGAGTAGACACAACAACAATTTTGGTGGACTTTCCCGAAGAGATTGTAGGATAGACGGATGCCATGAACTCATCGGCAATATTAGGTGGAACGAACGCAAATTCATCAAGAAGGATCATATTATATGTTCCACCACGAATTGCAGAACTAGAGGTAGAGGCAGCAATAATCTTTGAACCATTTTCCAGTTCAATATTACCCTTGTTCCATATCAGCACACCCTGTTGCAAAAACTTGGGAAGATTCTCGTATGCCAATTGCAAGCGACTTAAAATGTCACGAGCAAGTGAACCTTTATTGGCAAGAATAGCGATATTAACATCTTCATTAAAAAGAACATACCACAAAAAGTATGACACAACGGTCGTAGATTTACCCACCTGTCTGGGAGTGCAAAAAATAGAGAAACGATTTTGGTGAATCGTACTGACCATCGTCTTCTGAAAATTGTATAGATTGAATGGAACAATACCAAGATCAACACTGACCACCTTGATATAATTTTCAATAAAGTATTCCGGGTCATCGGAGCATTTTAAATATTGATCAAGTTCATCTTCCGTAAAATTGTGTTTTGTTCCAGCCGGTTTGAGATTAGGGTTGCCTAGATATGCGGTGTTTTCTTCAGTCATCACCCTTTGCATCCTTTAACTTTTGACTCACATGACCCTGACCACGAAGAAATTTCTGAAGTTCGGCAGTAGAGCCCATGAAGATGGCATTTTGTGTCACCTTTTTTGCAGACTCCTCATTTTTGATTTTCTTCATATCCTTCTGAAGATCAATGAGGTCTTTATTCGTTTCAGCAAGTTGGCGCATGATTTGTCCAACTACTTCATATGCTCGTGGATGATCAGAGCCTTCGGCAAGTTCAACAATACCCTGCAATGCCGTACTGCCAGTTTCAATAATATCTTGTAGATTATTACGAACATATTCATAATCTTGGTCTTGATGCTCATGCCTCTCCACCAAAGATATTTCTTCCGGGGGAAGCAATTCTAATTGTTCTTCATCTTCACTCATAATTTATCCTATCATTGTGTGTTGGCTGATATCTTTATATAGTCAATATCTGTATCAACAACCATTTCGCCACTGGTGTCGGTAGCATTAAGAAGATCGAAGCGGAGTGCCGTAATAATTCGGTTGTCCCAATCATCCAATCCGGCAAGATCAAAATTTACTGTCTGGTACTGTTGTGTTAATGTATCATATTCAGTTGTGTTGAAATCGCTCGGAGTATTTCCCAATACATATCTATTCTGCCTATCTGTCAAGCCGACGCTCCATCCATCAGTTTCACCTGAATTAGTGGTCAACCATCGTAATTTTCCTTGATAATTAAAAGTTCCACCGCTGCCTGTTGTCTGTCGAGTTCTGAACCTGATGGTAACGTTCTGATAATTTTTCCCATAGAATTGTTCAAATATATGACTTGGAGTTGAATTTGCATATATTTGTAAATACACACTCTCTTGATAATCACTTATCGGATCAGAAACAGTTTTCATGATTCTGTGACGCAGAAAATGATCTCCCTCAGACAGCGAAACATTTCCGTTTGCGGTATATGCACCCGGTTCGTATGTTTCCCATCCATCAAAGGAGGTGTTTCCAATAGCAGGTCCGAAGTTGATCGTTTGCTTGTGCGTTGAATCTCTGAAATCCCAATACTTATATGTATTAGGATCTTGACCGACATTGAAAATTTGCTGAGAAATGCCATAATCACTATTGGCTTCGATCAAAGTGGGATCGACACTCAAAGCAGCAACATTAGTTGCTAAACCATTTGAGAATTGACCGGCTGTAACATATACCTGTTCGTAATTATTTGCAATTGCAGTATTTGTCGATGTGTGTAAATTGATTTTGATTTTATTGATGATTCCTGAGTTAGAAACCGGACCAAATAAATGCCCCTTCATGGTGAAATCAAGTGTCCAAATGATGATCCGTCTTTCATCAAAACCCGCTTCAAAGTTGTCTTCCACGTTGACAGAATTCAGAACTAACGGGAGATCCATATTAACCCCAAGTTCTGTCACACTTTTCAAACTAACAGTAAACTCTGGGGTGAAGTATGGCAAAATCTGTTCGATGATGTGCGTGCCGTCTTCGATATTGGCAATATAACAACTCAATTGAAAATTTATGTCGTATGGTACTGGAGCATATGTTGTGGCAATTTGAGTATTAGAAGAATCTGTTCTTCTTCCATAATATCTCTGCATGGTGTTAAGTTTTCGCTCAGGAGCATAGTTCAGAGATACTAATTCAAATGACATGCGCGGAAGGGATATTGCCGT